CCTTGGCCATCAGGCCGGTCAATCTGGCGGCGAATAGACGCTCTCCCTGATGCATGCTCAACGCACAGGCCTCTGCGATCGGCATGACATCCATCAGGCGGCGCTGCAGATAGACGTAGAGCAGATGCCCATCGGAGGTGCGGGCGATGCGGTCGATCGCCTCCTGCAGAAACTTGTCGGGGAGGGGATGCGTCATGCCGCCGGTCCTGGGGGCGCTTCGCCGGGATCGCCGGGATGCCTGGCCATTGCGAGCTTGGCCATCTGGTCGGTAGCCTTCGCAACCTGCTCGATCGGGCGCATCACCAGCACAGCACCGGTGCGCGATTTCTCGATCCATTTCTGCATGGTGGCGCGGCCATCCAGATTCATCTTCGCCTCTTCAGGGAACATGCCGAGCAGGATTTGTCCGGTGCGCGCCGCCTCGGCGAGCTCCTGGGTCTGCGCGGATGCCTGCGCAGGATTGCGCGGCAGCATCGCCACCTGCTTGCCGTCGATCGTGATCTTTTCGATCGCGCCGGACTTCTCCAGCAGGTATTTGTAGCGGATGAAAATCTGGCTGAGGTCGCGCCAGAACGGCATGCCCGGCGTGCCGATGCGGCGCTGCGCGCGCGCCATCTCGTCGAGCCATTGCCCGAGCGTCGGCGGCGTATCGCCGGTCTGCTCCGGAAGGTCGACGTAGAACAGCTTGCGCAGCTTCTTGACCTTCTCCGAATAGACGAAATTCTCGGCGCTCGGCGCCTTCACGTCGTAGATTTTCTTGATCGCATTTTCTTCGCCGGGCTGGATCGGGTAGGCATAGCCGCTCTCGAAACCCTGGTCGACATTGGAGAATGACGCGCTCGGATAGGTCGTCGGCGGCCGCGCGGCGAGCTCGTTCATTTCCTGCAGCATGATCTCAGCTTCGTCGATCTGCCGCAGCGACGGGAGGCCCTGCAGCAGCGGACCGAGGCCCCACGGCGCATCCGGCGTCGGATTGAAGCGGCCGATCCACAGCGGACAGCAGCCCTCGCCCCTCAGCTCGACGTCATGCACCAGGTTATTGCCGGTCTTGCCGACCATGACGACGTGCTGCCAGACCTCGTCGCTCTTGTTCTCCCAGATGCGCCAATAGCCCCAAACGACTTGCGTGTGGCCCTTGGCGTCTTTCTCGATCTCCTTCTTCAGCTCCTCGCCGACCTTGGCCCAGATTTCCTCGCCGACCAGCTCCCGCACGTAGCAATTGCGGGTCTGCCGGACCACAAAGCGATCGTCGATATCGCCGTAAGGACCGAGGTTGATCTCGATCTCCCTCAGCGGCACCGCGGAATTGACGATCGGCATGGCCAGATGCGGCCGCTGTATCCACAGCGCCACCGTGCCGATCGAGAGGTCGGGATAGAAGCCCTTTGCGACCTCGGAATAGAAATTCGAGGCGCGCATCGCGTTGAAGATCGCAATCTCATTCGCCTTGACCCTGTCCTTGACCTTGTCCCAGACACCGGCCGGCAGGTCCATGCCGGGACCCATCTCGGCCCATGGCTTGGCCTCCGGCGCAAAGGCGTTAACGACCTCGGTGACGAAGTCGCCGCAAAGAATGAATGCTTCGTCGGTGTTGAGTTCGCCCGCGTCCTGAATCCGCGTGATGGTCGAGGACGACGCCGAGTTCATGATGCGCTGGCGGTGCGGCGAGGCGAAGAAATAGCACTCGCGGAAGTCCATCTCCCATTTGGCCTTCCATGCGCGCGCGTCCGCAAGACGGTCGCGCGCGGCGAGGCCCCTGGCTTCCTCCGAGAGTTCTGCCAGCGCGTTGGCCATCAGTAGCTGCCTGCCGACAGCGGTGAGCCCGATCCACCGCCGAGCGCGAGACGCGCGCCGAACCGCGACATGATATCGGCGGTGTCAGCCTGCGCCTGCACCTGCAGATTCTTCACCAGCGATGCCTGCGCCGCCGCCTGCTGCGCCTGCAGGTTCGGGTCCACGGCTACCGGGGGCGGGTCTGGCGCTTGCATCGTCGGTTAGGATTCCACCTGAGGCGATCAGGTGACGGTAGAGCGCGTCCGGCCGTAGGGCGACGCACGGTAGGCCCAGCAGATGCGAGACCGCCGTGGTGCAGAACAGGCCCCACCGCATCAGCGGCAGGCCATCCGTCCGCGCCTCGATCGTCACCATGGCGTTGCCCTCGCACAGATTGCCGATCGATGCCTTCGCAAACTGGCCGTCCGCGATATGCACGAGCCGCGTCCTGCGGAAGCCGACATCATAGAACACCCAGATGTCCAGATCGGGCAGCCAGGCGAACGCCGAGACATGCTTGAAATGCCCCATCGCGATCATGTGAAAAAACCAGTTCTCGGCCTTGCGGTGGAACACCACGGTCCAGCGCCGCGCCTCGATGCCAAATTGCGGTATCTGCTTCACGACACCCTGCGCATCGTCTTGCGCTTGTTCCAGACCTGGGCCGGCGCGGTCCGCACGCTGCCCATCGTCACCGCCACGCCCTCGCCGCCGCCAAGGAATCCGTTCTCGCCGGCCTCGCAGTTGCTGACGAGCAGATCGCCCGCGTAATAGCTATGCGCGCCCTCGACTTCGAGATTGTGAACAAGCGCGCGACCGCACGATCGTTTGGCAAGCAGGCGAACAGCTTTTTCGCGTGTCATGACGGCTAACACGGAAAATGACGCCGCAAGCATGACATCCACGATCTTCATCGTCATCGCCACGAAGCCGGCGCGCAGCGCTGATGCAGACCTTGGAGCAAAATCCGCGTTTCCGGCGAAGGTGCTTGAATCCCTGATATTCGCCATCGCAATGGTCGCATCGCAGCGTCGTTTTTCCAACCAGCGCCAGATGCACGACAAGACCCACCTGACCCTTTTTGGCAATCTCGATGGCGCGGTCCGGATAATCTCGACGCCATTGCGCCGCGGCAATGATCGCGCGTTGCATGTTTCGAGAGGAAGACGCGCGGCGATCGACATGCTCCATGTGCATGGATTCGTGGTCTGACGCGGACATGCATTCGAGATTGTCCGGGTGATTATTGGATGGATCGCTGTCCTTGTGGTGGACGATATGGCCAGCTGGAATTGGGCCGTGCGCAACCTCCCAAACCCGGCGATGAAGATAGCCGCCGCGCTGATCGCTGAAATAACCATCCGGCCGGTAGTAATAGCGCACTCCGCGAAACGCGAAGATCGGCCACTTCGCATGAGAGCGAGCCGGCTCAACCTGAATAGGACATTCCACGCGAAATTCTCCGTTGCCAATTGATCCGAATACTCAACAGCATCAATAGCAACAAAACCTCTGCGCGTGAAGAATGGGTGATCCGGTGTGCACACCAATTTCCGCCCTGATGAGAATTCATATTGCGCGACGGCGGCCATTCTCGCCATCGTGGCCTTGACCGGCCGCAGCCCCATTGGGGTGCAGACGAGATCGCCGGTCCGCAGTGTTTCAATGGGCACCGGCCCGTGCGCTGTTGCAATTGGCGTGCCGGTTGCAAAACAAATGTGGCTGTAGCCGTTCTTCTCCGGCTGGTCGGAATAGCGCTCTGAGGAGACGCGGATGCGGCGCAGGAAATAGCCGCCGCTCATCCCGGTGATGAACGTGACGCAGCGCGGCGACACCAGCATCGCCGACGGCCGCTGCCCTGAGTTCGAACGCCGCATCAGGATCGCATTCACAGCCTCGTGCCGGATCGTCAGCTGGTTCTGCGGGTTCGGCGCCGGCAGCACGATCATGCCATGCTGGCGGAAAACCATGAACGGCGTCTCGTCGTTCGCCTCGCCGCGCTTGCCGCCCGCCGGGTCGCCCCAGAAATTGAAGGTGAATCCCGGGTAATGCTGCGCCAGGTACGCCTTCAGCGCCGGCGCAAACTCGGTCGCGCTCTCGTCCTTGGCGATGAACTCCCGCTGCACGAACCAGTCGCCGCGCAGCTGCTGCATGATCAGCGCCGCCGGCTGCCGCCCGAAATCCAGACCCACCGTCACCGGCGTGCCCTCGATCGGATCGAGCTCGCGGTCGGCGACATGCACGTCACGGCGAAACTGCGGATACACCGGCTGCCCATCCGTCACCACGGACGAGCGGTTCATCACATAGGCGTCGATCCATTGCTTGGTCTGCGCGCCAAGCTTCAGCATGTAGAAATTCTTCGGCCCCAGCGGGTCGACGCCCTCGGCATGCAGGTACTTCAGATTCTCCGCATCCGGGTTCGGACGGTACCCCAGCAGCCGGCCCTTGGCGTCGAACTCCTCGACCAGCCCGGGCGGCTGCAGGTAGAACGTCCAGTTGTCCGGCTTCTTCAGCGCCTGCCGGTCGCTCTCGCTCGTCCCCTCCGGTATCGGCGTGTCGCCCCGCATGATCGGAATCCAGTGATCCGCCGGCGGCGCGTTGGTGTCGATGATCAGCCCGCCCCACGCGCAGCCGCCATCCTTCACGGCCGGAAACCGCGGCGGCGACACACGCGACAGCCCATGCCGGATCACCGCCAGCTGCGCATGCTGCCCCTCGTTGAACCACAGCAGCGACGGCTCCAGCGAATCGAAATACGACTTCGCGTCCCGGATGTCCTCCAGCGCCATGAACGTCACATCGAGCTCCAGCGGCCCCACCCGCACCTCATGCCGGTACGGCCGCGTCTCATAAAAAATCCCGAACTCCCCCGCCTTCGTCCCCGGCTTGAACCAGTCCAGCCACGTCTGCAAAACCGTCGCCTCGATCTTCGCATACGTCTCGCGAAAAATGTGCGCCCGAAACCGCTGCCGACCATCCCGCTGCTTCGGCTGCGCCAATGCCTGCTGAAAAACATGAATGCAGCACGCCGACGACGTCCCGCTGCCCTGCGGCCCCTGAATGATCTTCACCGCCGACGTCCGATCCCGCATGAACGCCCGTAGCACCGCCCCATCCGGCCGGAATATCGGAAACCCCGTCGCCGGATCGTACTCGATCATTTCCGCTTCGGCTTCCGCGACTTGCCAGCCTTCGAATAGGCGATCGCAACCGCCTGCTTTTGAGGATAGTTTTCGCGACGTAACTTGCTAATGTTCTTGGATATGGTCTTCTGAGACCTACCCTTGGAGAGCGGCATGACATCCTCCAGAAGCAAGATGATGAACTGTGGATATTGCGAAAAACCCGTCAGGGTACCGCGCAATCGTTTCGAAACATTCCAGTATTGCTCGCGGTCGTGCAAAGCGCTGGCGACCCGTGTGCACGTCAAGGCCATCTGTGAAGTCTGCCGTACCGACTTCGAGCACATTGCATCGCGCGCCAATCGGGCCAAATATTGCTCGCGTGGTTGCTACTACAAAGCTCAGCACCTGAAAGGTTCGATCACCTGCGCTTGTGCTCACTGCGGAAAAGAGTTTCGAGCAAGCCCGTCCGAGAACAGAAAATATTGCAGCCGCGCCTGCGTGAACAAATCCTCGAAATCCATTTGGATTGCAACCTTCTCCACCGCCCGAAAAAATATGGGCCGGAGAGGCATGCTCACAAAATGCCAGAGATGCGGATACCATGAAGAGCCCCGCATCCTCGGGATTCACCACAAGGACCGCGATCGCAAAAATAACGAAGTCGGAAACCTCGAAGTGCTTTGTCCTATGTGTCATTCGCTTGAACACATGCATCATTTGCCACAAGGATTCCGGGAATAAAAAAACGGTAGACAGCGCGGTGTGAAGGCCAGCGCCGGTTCGCGACCATCGACTTTTCCCCCCGGCCCTCCGCTCGGCCGATCTGCCAGGCGCGAGGCCCCCCCCGTCATCGATCGGTCAGCCGCGCTCATCACGTGACAGCGCGCCGTCCCTCCACAAGGGACAGCATTTCGTGTGATATCAATGGGTTGCCTGACCAGCGTGTCAGTCATGCGTCATTCTCAATCGTCTTGACCTCGCGCGCATCCCCACTCAGGTCGATGACATAACCTGCCTTTATGTCAATGTTGACAGAGACTTGCGCGTCTTGGGTCGGCTTGATGCCTTCGATCGCCAGCACGTGCTTGGATGCATCGAGACTGACGTGCTCGGAATCAGCGTCGACCAGCTCGAGGACCCGTTTTGAGGCTCGAAGCACCCCGATTTGCATGGTTTGACGCGCGCAGCGAGCGATAAACAC